TTACGTAGTTTGTGCGCTCTTTTTATCTTTCGGGTACCAAAACCCGGAAAGCTTTTCTGCGGTTTGTGCCGCATGCTCCTCTGTATACGCTGTGTAAATGTTTCCCGTGGTGGATATATCCTCATGTCCCAGCAGAACCTTTGCGATATTGATCGGGACGCCTGCCGTCTGGTAATCCGTCGCGCACGTGTGGCGCAAGCAATACGGCGTGAGATCATCGGCGACAACGGACAAGATAATTTGATTGCGCTTAACCTGGGCGCCCATAGAGATATCGACCTCACGCTTGAAATTTTCCCACATGCACCTCATGGACTCCTCTGTGTGCGGCTTGCTTTCGTCTTTTGCCTGATGAAATACAAACGTGGTCTTTGTGCCCTTTAGGTATTCGCTGAATCTGTCGGCAAGAAAAGCGGGCATCGGTACAGTGCGGATTCCCGCGTCAGTTTTCGACTTCCTTATTTTTATAACATTTTTCTTGAGGTCTATGTCGGACTTAAAAAGGCTGATCGTTTCACACGGCCGCAACCCGCAATACAGCATGGTAAGCACCCATAGGCCGCCGCGATGGGATTCCGCCACCTTCAATATGTGCTGGCGCTCAAAGTCCGTTATCGGCCTGTGAGTGCCCTCCGTGACATTCGGAAGCGTAAGCTTGCGCGCCGGATTTTTTAATATGTACTCATCTTCTATCGCCTGTTCGAATATTTGATACATGGTCATCCGCAACTTGCTCACGTGACTCTTGCTTTCACCCGAGTGGGCGTTCAGAACCTTTTTGCAGTGAGTGGCCCGTATATCTCTCAGCGGGATTTTGCCTATTACCGGGCAAATGTGAAGCCGTAAATTTGCCTCGTATGTTTTGTAGTTTTTGGGAGCCGTGCTGTCTTTTTTGTAAACCTCAAGCCATTCCTGCGCGTATCGCTCAAACGGGGTGCTGCTGTTAAAGCAGATTTCACCCCGTTCAATTAGCAGCTGCGTTTCTATAACGAGCCTGTCGAGTTCGTCGGGGCCTTTTGCGCGCAAAAATATCCGACGGGAGTTGCCGCTGCGCTCCTTTACGGTGACGCTTGTGCGATAATAGCCGTCTTTGTTGAGTTTGTATTCTTTTTTTGACATAGCCAAGACCTCCCTTACACCATTTCGGTGGCTTCACCAAAATGGTGTAAACCTTTTAACGACAACCACCGTGGTCTTTTATAAACTCCTCAAACTGCCCATACACCCGCCGTTCAAGCGGGCTTGTTAAAAACTTATCACGCTCATACAACACCGCCATGCGCTCCGCGCGAATCCGCGCCGCCGCCATTGAGATATCGCAAACCCGCGAGATCTCCTCGGCGCTGTGAAGCCCAAGTCCCCATAGCACACACGCCGGGGCAAGCAACCGGGAAGCAAACACATTCGCCTCGTTCTCGTTGCGAAGCCTGTCGGTGTCGAATGTGCGCCCGTACCGGCGGTCAATAAGCTCGTGCCCTAAAAAGATATGCCCTAGCTCGTGCGAAATGGTGAAGCGGCAGCGATGCCGCGTGTTTTCATCGTCATAAACAATAAACCATTGATGTCCGTCGAAAACGCTTATTCCGCTCTCGCTCAACATAAGATCATCGACGGCGCTGTTTTTTACAATCTTAATTCCAGCGGCGCGGGCAACGCCCCGGACATCGACGGGCAAACTATCTACGCGATAATCGATCAAGCATTGCCATGCGGCGTCCCTGCTGTTTTTATATGCGCCATATATCAAGTATTGTCACCTCATAAGGAGCTTTCCCCCTTATGAGGTTTTTATTATTTTACAGATCGTCGTCCGATTCCGGGGCGTCCCGGAGCTTCTGGAGCCGCGCGGCGGGCATGTCCACCCAGCCGGGCGGGGTGTTGTCGGAGCTGCGGGCGGCACGGAATACGCGGACCGTCTCTTCGCCATTTTCGGTAATGCCAAGTAGCCTATCAACGGCAGGTTGCATGGTGGGCTGATCTCGGTATGCAGACATGACCTTTCTCTCGTGGGCGGTCAAGGCAGGGATTGCGGTAGTTTGTAAAAGTGTCTGTTCCTTTTGTTTGTCAAGATTTTCGATTCCGTTATCTAGCAAATAATTAATATCTACATTCATTTTTTTTGCATATTCATCAACTACAGTAATTTTTGGGGTTCTTTGATTGTTTTCATAACGACTAATTACCTGCTTGGACGTGCCAAGCAAATCCGCAAGTTTTTCTTGCGACATGTTTTTTTCAACACGCAACGTTCGAAGTTTGTCTCCAAAAGTCATTTTTATCGCCTCCAGTTTGACTGATTATAACACAGCTTGTCACCAAAATCAAGACAAAAATAAAAAAATAAAAAAATTATCACCAAACAGTTGACAAACCAAAAAACAAGTGATATAATCCGTGTTGTAACCAAACGGACGACGACAATTAAAGGAGGTGAGTACATAATGACGGTTAAGGTTAGAAAACTGCGCGCCATGATTTTTGGGCTTTATGATTCCGAATCAGACTTCGCAGCCGCCATCGGATGGTCACGCCAGCGATTAAACAAAATCACAAACGGCATTAAAGAGCCGGACGTGGAAGAATTGAATACCTTGGCAAATGGCCTGAAATCTTCGGTTGGAGATATTGCGCAAATTTTTTTAAGCTATAAGTCACCGAATGAGCAACAAGCCGGATAAGAAAAGCCGCCCCATTGGTGGCGGGGCGGTGAAGAAATCAATTAATCCCAGTAGACTCCTTGGTATTTATCGTATACGTCTCTAAGGCATTTTTTACATGGAACATATCCTCCATCAATGGCCTCCTGCTGAGTATCGCACTGCGCAAAATTTTCCACCTTGATTTTAGGAACGTCACCACAATAGGGAATATGAAATTTTTTCGTGCTAGTGTTAAGCGCAAACCCTTTGATATTTTGTTGCTTATGGTTGTCGTACAATGTGAAGTTATCCGCATCGCCATAACCTCCAGCGCTTCCTTGGGTTGTGTTTGATGGAGAAACTATTGACTGTTTTTGTGTTGCATTCTTTGCATCTGAATTTGTGGTAGTAGGTTTGGTGGTGGTTGTAGTCATTTTTACCGTAGTGGTACTGGTGATTGGTTTAGTCGTAGTTGTGTTTGCTATCGTTTTAGTAGTACTGGTGGTAGGTTTAGTTGTAGTCGTGGTGCTTATTGCGGTGGTTATCGCCATGGTTTCGGGATCCGCAGTGAACTCGGGTGATTCCGTTACGGTTTCATCAACATCCGTTGTTAGATCGACTATTTCGGTTGATGAAGCAGCTATTTCTGTAAGTGAAGCGGATTCTTCCATACTCACGACCGCGCTCACGGTTGTAGCATCAGCGCTCACGCCATCATTTAAATCATTAACCGCCCCTGCAATACCAAGTACGACAATTACAGCAACAACAATAATCCCTGTTTTTTTGCCTTTACTTAGTTTTTTCCATTTGCTTGAGTTATTCTGCGTATTGATTTGAGAAACCATGTTTCCACACACGGAACAATAATTGCCCCAGTCAATTTTGTTTCCGCATTTTTCACAAAACGTTTTTACGACCTCCTTTTATTGTTACAGAATCAATGCCGCGCCGGATCATCCGACCGCCCAACAAGGTAGTCTAATGACACGTCAAAGTAGTCGGCGAGGGCGATAGCAAAACCTATACCGGGTTCCCTTTTTCCGTACTCGTATTTTTGATAGGCTTGCTCGCTAACACCAATACCAGTGGCCGCCTGTATCTGTGTCAACTTTTTGAGTTTGCGAAGTTCTTTGAGTCTATCTGAAAAAGCAGACATCAAAACACCCCCAAAAAAAATTTTTAAAAGGCTATTGACACAGACGATTGTATGTGATATTCTATTCGTGACACAGACAATCGAATGTGTTAAATCCAGAAAGAGAGGACGAGGTGAAGAATATGCGCTTACAGGCGGCTCGCGAAGCATCCGGCAAGACACAGAAGCAAGTCGCAAATGAAGCGGGAGTTACGGAGCAAGCCTACCAAAAGTATGAATACGGCAAACGGATACCAAACGCAATAACAATAACCCGCATCGCCAAAGCCCTCAACACAACGGTAGAAGCGTTGTATGGGGAGGAACGACAAGCCACACCTGCAATTACAACAAATTTTTAAGCGCAAAAACCACCCCAGTAAAAATGGGAAAAAGAAATTAAAGGAGAATTAACATGTCAGCAACAAAATTTTTTGCAGAATGCCTCACAAGCGAAATCCAAGACGAAATCATGGAGCGCATTTGTGAAATGAGGAACGACCCGGAAAAGAGCGAGAATCTTTCAAAACGCCTTAGAAGCATAGGCGGAAGAGAGCTGTTTGAATTTTGTGAAGCAACCCTTGAAGCGGTTCTTTTCGATGATCACGATCTAATCAAAGTTTGGAGTGAAAATCCTGATGGCAAGGGGTACACGTTCAAGGTCAATCTGTTCAAGCTCTTCAGAGAGATACAGCCAAGAATAAGCGAAGCTCTAAGCCACGACGCTTTTATGGGGTTGTATGACGCCATAGACTACGGCAATGATGTTCTTGACTTCCTGTTCACTAAAGATGACCCCAGCGGACATTGGGTATTTAGAACAAGAAGTTGCGTACACGCGTAAACAAAACAGAAAGGAGGGCAGGGGAAACGAAAAGTATAATCGCGTTGCTAAAAGAATTAGTTGGCCTTACGAGGCGAACACAAATCCAGCCCAAAAGAACCAAAATTGCATTCAAAGGAATCACGGTTGATTTATCCATTCGTGATACTCTGCCCAAAGAAGAACAGAGTAAGTAGTGGAAAATGTGGCAGAAAAAGATAACTGATCATCAGTAACGAGTTTTTTGTCTGCTCAAGACATCTTTCAACAAGTTCTTGCTCTTTTTCTTTGTTTAGCCAATTATTCCTGAAGTCCCAAAAGTTCCTCAATTCATCTACCCATTAATTATATTTTTTCAAAAACCATTGTCGCTTGAATTCGGTCGCCGCCCCCCAATCCAGTACTGTGAGCGGAAGATGTAGTTATCGTGTGCAAACGATACCCTTTTGCCGCTTGCGCGTTGATTGCTTGCTCCAGGGCGGTTAAGTTCCCGGACCCTGTCCCGATTAGTTTTTCTTTCAGCGTTACCTGCAATACCACATAATTCATAGCTGGCATTGCGGGTACGTTACTCGCAGACATCACCTTACCGCAAGAAGGACAAGAATTGCTCTCGCCTGTGTTTGCGCCACAATTAGTGCAAAACATTTTTATAACCTCCAAAAATTAGATAAGGCTAATATACCACAAACCGACAATTTTCGCAACCGCTACATGTTGTGCCCGCGCAAACTAAAACACAAAACCGCCCGGAATGGGCAAAAAGGAGCTGGTTTCATGGCTGACCGTAAATCCATATTAAAAGACATTCGCGATTGCAAAGGAAACGCCCTGAATATGGCAGACTTACAAGATTATCTAGGCGTCAGCAAGGACACCGCAAGACTGTTCGTGCAGGGGATCCCGGGGTACAGGATCGGAAAAAACAAAAAATATCTTGCTATTGACATCGCTCGGCGCATAGAGGAACGCGAAGCGTGTTGACGCACGCGCCAATTTCCGACACAAAATGAGAGTTATTAACAATTTCAACAGAGTTTTCAACAGAAGGAGGTACAACCCATGAAAACAGAACTCACCCCACCACCACGCATCAAAGACCTGCTGGACAAGTACGACCATATAGCGGAACATGCAGAAGCAAACCCCGGATATATTTACCCGTATTGCATGGGTGCGATTAAAGCGTTTGCTTTTTATGATGTTGCCACGCCAAACAACAGGGTCGAAAGAATCAAAGAAGTTTTAGAGCTGACTGAATATCTGCTCGGGATAGAGGTACAGTCATGAGCGTATCACTGATACTCGTCACGCTATTTGAACTCGCGGCAATCATTTTATTTATCTGGGGACTGTTCAACGAGAAAAAGCTTATCGCCTGGGAGCGAAAGCAGTTCCAGCGCATGAAGCGGCGCATACTTGCTATACTTGGCCGCGCTGCGCGATGGTGGCTGTCGCGCGGAGAGTTCCCGCCGATCACGCTGGACATGCACCTTGAGCGCATGAACCTGAGAGGGAGATTCAAATGACCCTTGAAGAACTGTCGTAGGAATACTTTGACGCCGTTGATATTCTTGACAAGCGGATATTTTCGCACCAATGCAAGCTTGGCTACGCCAAGAAAAAAGGCGCATACGAGGATATCATGCGCCACAATCGGGCGCTGGTTGATTTGAGGACTCAACGCGATGAGATGCTGACAACGGCATACAAGCTTAAAAATTATTACACAAGAAAGGATTGATTATCATTTGTAAACTCAAAAGCGGAATTATCCTCAAAGGGGACGTGTATGTTCCCGATCATGACCATCACACAACCATGCTTGAAAATCTGGGAATCGCGGATACCAAGCAAAACGCCGAAACTCTTTTTGTCCGCGCCGAATTGGTTCCCGCAAACGATGATGTTTTTTCTCCTATTGAGGATTGGAAATTTGTCGTAGATCAGGATATTACACCCGATTGGTTTGTGTCCGACTACGAAAAAACAAGAATGTTTAAAGCGGTAAAAGCATGGGCAAAAGAACATATTCGTATTGACGAATCAGATTTTTCAATTGGCGAAGGTACATATTATCTTAAAAATTGTAAAATGGTGGCTTGCAACAGTTCCACAGTCACGGCTTGCGACAACTCCACGGTCAAAGCTTGGGGCAACTCCACGGTCAAGGCTTGGGGCAACTCCACGGTCAAGGCTTGCGACAACTCCACGGTTGAGGCTTGCGACAACTCCACGGTTGAGGCTTGCGACAACTCCACGGTCGAGGCTTACGACAACTCCACGGTCGAGGCTTACGACAACTCCACGGTCAAGGCTTGGGGCAACTCCACGGTCAAGGCTTGGGGCAACGCAATTGCTTTTATTCCTGAAAGGTCATGGGTTAAGCGCGAAAGCGTCGTACTTATGGAGAACTCTACGCTTAAAGATTGCAACACCAAAACCATCTATCAAAGCGGCGATTGGAAATTGGTTGCGGTCGAAAATTAAAAACAAGGGAGGATGATCAACTTGGCTAAGTTCTACCCCTGCCCGGATTGCGGTGCACATCTCGACCACGGGGAACGGTGCGACTGCAAGAAAGAAAACGCCGCTGACGGACGGACATCCGAACAGCGGCAAGAGGTGAAAAAGTATTTGTTTAATTATATCAAAAAGGAAGCGTTTTGTCAATGAAAATTAACAGCCTCGAAATAGAAAATGTAAAACGGATCAAGGCCGTGAAAATCAAGCCGTCGGCAAACGGCCTGACAATCATCGGCGGCAAGAACAACCAGGGGAAAACTTCTGTGCTGGACAGCATCGCTTGGGCGTTGGGCGGCGACAAATACCGCCCTTCGCAGGCGCAGCGGGACGGCTCGGTGATTCCTCCCTCGCTGCACATCGTCATGGACAACGGCCTTGTGGTAGAGCGCAAGGGCAAAAACAGCGATTTGAAGGTCACTGACCCGAACGGCAACAAAGGCGGCCAGCAGCTGCTAAACGAGTTTGTGGCCCAGCTCGCCCTTGATCTTCCCCGGTTCATGGGATCGTCCAGCAAGGAAAAGGCCAACACCTTATTACAGATCATCGGCGTGGGCGACCGTCTGTATGAGCTTGAGCGAGAGGAGCAGGAGCTTTACAACAAACGCCGCGCCATCGGTCAGATCGCCGACCAAAAGCTGAAGTTCTCCAAAGAGATGGCATATTACCCGGACGCGCCGGATGATATTGTTTCCGCGTCGGAGCTGATCCGTCAGCAACAGGGGATTCTTGCCCGTAACGGCGAAAATCAGCGCAAGCGGGAACGGCGCGACCATCTGGATAGACAGGTAACGGAAATTCGCCGTCAACTGGAGGATCTGCAAAGCCGGTATAAAGCGGTTTGCGATGACTATGACATAGCGCTTCGATCCGCCGCTGACCTGCGGGACGAAAGCACTGCCGAACTGGAGCGCAATATCGCCGACGTTGAAGCTATCAACATTAAGGTGCGCGCCAACCTCGACAAAGAAAAAGCCCTTGACGACACGAAAGAGTACAGTCAGCAGTATCAACAGCTGACCACGCAAATCGACGAGGCGCGCGCGGCAAAAGCCGAGCTGCTCAACGGCGCAAGCCTGCCGCTCCCCGGGCTGTCCGTCGAAGACGGCGAGTTGACGTACAACGGATATAGGTGGGATAACATGAGCGGCTCCGACCAGCTCAAGGTATCAACCGCGATTGTCCGCAAGCTTAATCCTAAGTGTGGTTTTGTGCTTATGGACAAGCTGGAGCAAATGGACACCGACACGCTGGAAGAGTTTGGCTTATGGCTTGAGCAAGAGGATTTGCAGGCGATAGCGACGCGGGTCAGTGTAGGCAGGGAGTGTAGTGTTATCATAAGCGACGGCGTTGTGGCTGATGAAGATGCCGCCGGACCGCCTGTTGCGGACAGCTGGAAGAAAGGATGGTAGTTGAATGAATATTACAAAAGGCAAAATGCAAAGCGCGCAGAAAGTATGTCTGTACGGCGTCGAAGGCATTGGTAAAAGCACCTTCGCAGCGCAGTTCCCCGACCCGCTGTTTATTGACACCGAGGGCAGCACCAAGCACCTTGACGTCCGGCGCTTCGACCCACCCACCAGTTGGGCCATGCTATTGTCACAGGTGGAATATGTGACCCGCAACCCTGACGTGTGCAAAACTTTGGTGATAGATACCGCTGACTGGGCGGAGCGGCTATGCGTTGAAAGTGTGTGCGCCAAAGGCAACGCAAAAGGTCTGGAAGATTTCGGGTACGGCAAGGGCTACGTGTATTTAAAAGAAGAATTCGGGAGATTGATCAACGCCCTAAGCGACGTTATAGGCAAGGGCGTTCATGTGGTAGTAACCGCCCATGCCGCCATGCGCAAACAAGAACTTCCTGATGAATTGGGAGCTTTTGATCGCTGGGAACTTAAGTTGTCAAAAGGGAACAGTGAGAAAGGCGTTGCGGCAATGGTAAAAGAGTGGGCTGACATGGTGTTGTTCGCCAACTACAAAACTCTTGTCGTCAATGTAGACAGTCAGGGCGCGGCAAAAGGCAAAAACAAGGCCCGAGGCGGCCAGCGCGTGATTTACACCAGTCACATGCCCACGTGGGACGCGAAGAACCGCCATAACCTGCCGGATGAGCTGCCATTCGAATATTCCGCCGTCGCGCACTGCTTTATGGATACAGTGCCACCGATAAAAAAAGATGAGCCTCAGCAGGCTGCGCCGCCGCCTGCTGATCCGACAAAACTGCCAGGCAACCCATTTGTGTCGGCTCCGTCTGCCACTCCGCCGGTCGACCTTGATAAGGCTGTACCCGATGAACCGCCTGCGCGCGCACCTGCTCCTGCGCGCGCGCCCATGCCGCCAAACGAGAATATTCACCCGAAGCTGCGCGACCTGATGATCGCTGACAAGGTATGTGAGTTTGAAATTCAGGGCGTAGTCGGCAATGCCGGATTCTTCCCTGAGAATATGTTGGTTGAGCTTTATCCCGTTGATTTTGTCGAGCAAATGCTGATCGCCGAATGGGGAGGCAAAGTTAGGGAGCTTATCAAAGAATACCGTAAAGACGCATTACCATTTTAATATAACAGGAGGATTTTGAATCATGTCAGACAATAATCTTGATCACGCATTAAGTTGGGAAGATGATGTATCTCAGGAAAGCCAGTTTGTCCTGCTTCCTGAAGGGGATTATGATTTCACTGTCAAGGACTATGAACGCCAGCATTTTGACGGAAGCGAGAAAATGTCAGCGTGTCCGATGGCGATTGTACATCTTATTATCGCCGGTCCCAACGGCGAAGAGGTTACCGTGCAACAGCGTTTGTTCCTGCACAAAAAGGTCGAATGGAAACTCAGTGAGTTCTTCATTTGCCTGGGGCTGAAAAAACATGGAGAGCCTATAAGCATGAGGGCTTGGGCAATGGTTCCCGGCTTGCGCGGACGCTGCAAGGTCGGCAACAAAAAGTATGACGGCAAGGACTACAACGAGATAAAGAAGTTTTACGATCCCGCCGAGAACCCGCCGCAGAATGCCTCTGGCTGGAAGGACAAGAAAGGCTGGTAGTGATGGAATTACGCCCATATCAGCAAGAGGCAAAACAGGCTGTATTCGAGGAATGGGACAGAGGCCTGATAAAGACATTGCTGGTGCTGCCAACAGGAGCGGGCAAAACGATAGTTTTTGCTAAAATCTCCGAGGACTGCGTGCGCGCCGGCGAGCGTGTCCTTATACTCGCTCACCGCGGGGAGCTGCTCCAGCAGGCCGCCGACAAGATCCACAAGGCGTGCGGGTTAGGGTGCGCCGTCGAAAAAGCGGAGCAGCACAGCGCGGGCAGCTGGTACCGGATTACAGTGGGCAGCGTCCAAAGCCTTCAGCGTGACCAGAGGCTGGCGCGGTTCGATCCCTCATACTACGGCACCATTATTGTTGACGAGGCGCACCACGCACTATCAGACGGCTATCAGAAGGTTCTAAACCACTTCAATGAAGCAAAAGTACTGGGCGTTACAGCCACGCCAGACAGGGGAGACATGCGCAATCTGGGTACATATTTTGACAGTATTGCCTATGAGTACACAATCACACAAGCAATCCGCGAAGGATATTTGTGCTCCATCAAAGCGCAGACCATCCCCTTAAAACTCGACCTGACGGGTGTCGGAATGCAGTCCGGAGACTTCAAAGCAAGCGATCTCGGAAGCGCCCTTGATCCCTACTTGCACCAGATCGCGGCGGAAATGGCGAAACACTGTGCCGGGCGCAAGACCGTTGTTTTCCTGCCATTGGTAAAAACAAGCCAGAAGTTCCGGGATATTCTGTGCGAGGCAGGTATGCGCGCCGAGGAGGTCAACGGCAACAGCGCGGATCGCGAAACGGTACTGCGTGACTTCGACGCAGGGCAATACGACGTACTGTGCAACTCCATGCTGCTGACGGAAGGCTGGGACTGCCCCACGGTGGATTGCATCGTTGTGCTCAGGCCGACGAAGATACGCAGCCTGTACGCTCAGATGGTGGGACGCGGAACGCGCCTTTCTCCCGGCAAGGATCACCTGTTATTGCTGGATTTTTTGTGGCACACCGAACGGCACGAGCTGTGCCATCCGGCCCATTTAATTTGCGAAAGCGAAGAACTCATAAAAGCGACGACGGAAGCGATAGAAGTCTGCACCAGTGGTGCCGCCCCGGTGGACTTGGAAGCCATTGCGCAGGAAGCGGGAATGGCCGTTGTGTCGCAGAGGGAAGAAGCTTTGGCAAAGAAACTGGCCGAGATGAAGAACAGAAAGCGCACGCTCGTTGACCCGCTCCAGTTTGAAATGTCAATCCAAGCCGAGGACTTGGCGAATTATGTTCCGACGTTCGGCTGGCAAGCCGAGCGACCAAGCGCGAAGCAGATAGAGGCTCTTGAGAAAAAAGGCATTTTCGCGGATGAGATAGACAGCGCGGGAAAAGCGTCTCTTTTGCTTGACCGGCTTAATAAGCGCAGGCTTGAAGGCCTTGCCACGCCCAAGCAAATCCGTCTTTTAGAGAGCAAGGGGTTCCGTCACGTTGGATCATGGCAATTCGATCAGGCAAAGAAGCTCATCGACCACATTGCTTCCGGCGGCTGGCGCGTGCCCCGCGACATTTACCCCCACGAATATATCCCGCCCGCCGCGGAGTCAGGAGGTGCACTTGATTGGTAGACCTGCGAGAGACTCTTGATGAAATCAACCCCGCCGAGCTTGACTACACCGAGTGGGTTCAGTGCGGCATGGCCCTCAAGCACGAGGGTTACGATTGCGGCGTTTGGGATTCTTGGAGTTCCCGCGACCATGCCCGTTATCGCGACGGCGAGTGCGTGAAAAAGTGGAACGGCTTTCACGGCGGCGGCACGCCCGTCACCGGGGGCACTATCGTTAAAATCGCGCAGGAGCACGGCTGGGCGCCGCCGCAGTTCGAGTCCCGCGCCCTAGACTGGGACGACGAGATCAACTATGAAAAAGGCATTATTGACCCGAACTGGGTAGAAGACCGGGAAGTTCGCGCACCCAACGGCGACTGGAACCCGACGCGGGAACTAATTACATATCTTGAGCTGCTTTTCAGCCCGGCTGAATATGTCGGATACGTTACCCGCTGCTTTGAGAAAGGCGGCAAGAAGCTCCCGGCGACGGGCAATTTCGGGCGCACGGCAGGGCAGCTGATCGAAGGACTTCGCAAGTGCAACGGCGACGTCGGCGCGGTACTGGGCGACTACAACCCCGATGCAGGAGCGTGGATTCGATTCAATCCTTTCGACGAAAAAGGCATCAAAAACGAAAACGTGACTAATTACCGCTTTTGCCTGGTGGAATCCGACAAGGCCGACATTGACCGCCAGAACGCCATCCTGAGGCAACTTGAACTGCCCATAGTCTGTCTTGTCCACAGCGGAAACAAGAGCCTGCACGCCATTGTGCGCGTTGACGCGGGCGCCTATGACGAGTACCGCAAACGCGTGGATTATATTTACGGCGTTTGCAAGAAAAACGGCCTTGAGATCGACACTCAGAACCGCAACCCAAGCCGCCTGAGTCGTATGCCGGGCGTGACGCGCAATGGGCAAAAGCAGTATCTTGTGGATACCAATATCGGCAAAGCAACCTTTGAGGAATGGTGCGACTGGTACGAGAGCGAGACAGATGACCTGCCGGAGCCGGAGGATTTAAGCGCCCTGTGGGACGACCTGCCCGACTTGTCCCCGTCGCTTGTGGACGGCATCCTGCGCATGGGGCACAAGATGCTGCTGGCGGGCCCCAGCAAGGCGGGAAAGAGCTTTGCCTTGATTGAGCTGGTTATAGCAATTGCGGAAGGGCGTGACTGGCTTGGCTGGACGTGCAAAAAAGGCAAGGTTCTGTATGTTAATCTGGAGCTTGACCGCGCAAGTTGCCTGCACCGTTTCAAGGGCGTTTACGCGGCTCTTGGATGGGAACCCGACAACATCAAAAATATACACATATGGAATTTGCGCGGGAAGTCATGTCCGATGGATCAGCTTGCACCCAAGCTTATCCGGCGCGCGGCAAAGCAGAGTTACGTTGCCATTGTTATCGATCCGATTTACAAGGTAATCACCGGCGACGAGAACAGCGCCGACCAAATGGCGCGCTTTTGCAACCAGTTTGACAAGGTGTGCACGGAACTTGGATGCGCCGTGATTTACTGCCATCACCACAGCAAGGGCGCGCAGGGCGGAAAGCGCAGCATAGACAGGTCCAGCGGCAGCGGCGTGTTCGGGCGCGACCCGGACGCGTTGCTTGACATGATTGAATTGGAGGCGACCGAGGATATCATGAAACACCAAAGCGACAGGGCTTTTTGCGAGGCCGCCTGCGCCGCCCTAAGGCCTCTTGCGGCCGACTATGACGACGAGGTGTCGCAGGACGACGAACTTAGCCGCGCGGCCATCAGCAAGGCCGCTGAACGCCTATTGAAGCCAGAGCAATACAGGGAGTTAATGCGGGTCGCCGAGGTCGCAGCGGATAATGCTATGCGTAAAACGGCGTGGCGGATTGAGGGCACACTGCGTGAGTTTCCCGGATTCCCGCCGAAAAATATGTGGTTCGATTACCCGGTTCACTGCGTTGACGACAGCGGCGCGCTGGCTGACATTGACGCGGATGGCGTCACGCCGCCGTGGCAGAAAGGCAAGGATAAGCGAAAGAAGCAGGCGGAATCTATACGCAAAAATAAATCTACAGAGCTTGAGGACGCCTATATTAATTCGAATTTCGGAGAACCGCCCACGTTGATACAGTTAAAGGAGTATCTCAGCTGCTCGGAACGAAGTGCGCGAGACCGTGTGCAAAAAAGCGATAAATTCTATTATGACAAAAATAGCGGCACTGTTTTACGCAAAAATGACGAATAAAACAAGGTGCTTGCACTTTTGCAACGACCTTAATTCTAAGGTGCTTGCACTTTTGCAAAAACCCGTGCAACGACCATGAAAACAAGGTAATTGCAGTTTTGCGGCAACCACCATACCCCTTTGGGGATATAAGTGCCGTTTCCGTCATCGTTCCGCAGTCGGTAGGGTGTGGGCGATAGGACGCCCCACACCCCCTACTGCCGAACGACAACGATGACCCCCTACCCCCAAGGAAAAAAGACAGAGGAGCGCAACAGAAATGTCAAAACATGCGAGAAGTAAAAAATGGGCAGTTGCAAAAAATATGCCGCCGCTTAAACACACAATTCCCGGACGCGCATTCAGTTGGGCGGACAGTGAGGTAGTTGATTGGCTTATTAAACAACAGGAAGTCCGTCAGATTGTTTTCGAAGCCGTCAAGGGTAACGAAATCGTGTTCGACCCTGCAACTGGCAAATGGAGAGGCGTTGACTATGAACCTTGAGTTTTTTATGCCAATGGCGAAAGTTCCCACTTCAACGCACCAGATGAAGCAAGTACGCGTCGCAAATGGTAAGCCAGTGTTTTATGAGCCGCCAGATGTGCGGGCCGCCCGTGATAAACTCATGGCGCATTTGGCAAAACATAAGCCCGACGTTCCGCTTACGGGTCCCCTGCGGCTTGTGACAAAGTGGTGCTTCTCCCGGGGAAAACATAAAGACGGTGAGTACAAGACCACACGGCCCGACACAGATAATCTGCAAAAAATGCTCAAGGATTGCATGACGGAAGTTGGCTTTTGGACGGATGACGCGTTGGTTGTCAGCGAGATCACGGAAAAGTTCTGGGCTGAGGTTCCGGGAATTTATATCCGGGTGGAGGAGCTTTCATGACGGTTGAGGTTACGGTTGTTGTAGATCTTGCGCCTGACGCGGAGATTACTGGGTTCAGGGAGGACTTGACGGCATATCTTGAACAGTTCGGCGATATCAGGCGGTCCAGCGTAAAAAAATTGATCCCGGAACAATTGAGACTTGAAGTTTATCCTAGTCGAATTCGACCCCTTTACACGTCGCCCGGCCTAGCTAACCGGGCGTAAGAGGACTGATGTCCTCGGGATACCGGTATCCTCCATAAAAATCTGGAGGAAAGAAAATGATTAAGCTTTTACTCGGCGGCAGCCCCTGTACCCACTGGAGCATCGCCCAGAAAAACAACCGCGAAGTCGTCCCGTCCGGCATCGGCTGGGAGCTGTTCGAGAATTATCTCCTCGCGCTGGAAAAGTACAAGCCTGATTATTTCCTGTACGAGAACAATAAATCCGCAGCGCCCGCGATCAAGGACCGGATCAGCCGAGAGTTAGGCGTGCCGCTCCAGTACATCAACTCCGCGCTGGTATCGGCCCAGAACCGCCAGCGGTTTTACGCGCATAATATCCCCGGCGTGCCGTTGCCGGAAGATCGCGGGATACTGCTGCGGGACGTGTTGGAAAGCGGAAAGACATATCAAGATAAGTCATACTGTTTGTGCGCCAACTATTACAAAGCGGGAGAAAACCCTCGGCACCCTTTAACGAGAAAAAGAGGGTCGGTAGCCGCCGAACCCATCCGCATCGGCACCATCGAGAACGACGCCAAAAACCCTGACAACGACAGCCAGCAATACCGTGTATACTCGCCTGATGGAAAATCGGTCACGCTTTGCGGAAACGGCGGCGGTATCGGCGCAAAAACCGGGCTGTACGTCGCTCCCGTTGGTACAACAACGGATGAAAAGGCTTTTGCGTTAACTGCTTATTATTCTACGGGGCAAAACCCCGAACACACATTAAAAAAACACATAGGATCAATGGCCGCGGAACCCGTCATGTTTCAAAACCCGCACGGCTACAACGAGGGCGGAATTAAGTACGACGAGGCCCCGACCATGACCGCCGCCGGAAAATACGAGTGCAACAATTTTGTGATCGAGTGGGCTGACGGCAAGACTTATCCCGTGTACGAGGTCGCCGACGGCACCATCACCATCAAGGGTAATCAGTACCCCATAAAACTCGCCGACGGCTATTATATTATCCGCAAGCTGTCCGTGCTAGAGTGCAAACGCCTCCAAACCGTGCCCGATGACTACATATTCCCTGTCAGCAACACTCAAAGTTATAAACAATTGGGCAACGGCTGGACGGTCGATGTGATCGCGCACATCCTGTCGTACATCCCCGGCATACGGGAGCAGGAGATCGAGGTGCTGTCCATGTACGACGGTATGTCCTGCGGGCACATTGCGCTTGACAAACTGGGCGCTAATATCGTGCGGTATTACGCGACCGAGATTGACAAGTACGCCATACAGACCACACAGGTAAACTACCCGAATACCGTGTAGCTTGGAGACGCGTATCAGGTACGGGGGGGGGGGTGGAGGTTGTCATGAATAAAATCCTCCGCGTATTCCCGCGGCGCACCAGCTGCACCCCGGCGGCGGTATCCGCGCCCACACGGAGCACGGGACGGATTTTAGGGATTTTAACACATAGGGGTTAATAACATGGGTTACGAAAAAGGACTGTCCGAGGGCGACCTGCTCAAAATAGAATCATTCAGAAGGCGTCAAAAATGGACATATAGGGACAAATGCATGGCTGCACAAAGCAGGGCCGAGGAGTTCGTCGAAGAATGCAGGGATCGGGGGTTAAATTATCACGTGTCGGTCGGCGGCCTTGACAGCATAACGCTTCTGCTTTTTCTGCGTGACATCGGTATACATTGCCCCGCGATAAGCGTTTCCGGCCTTGAGGACAAGAGCATTCAGCGGATACATAAAAAGCTCGGCGTTATCCGGATACCCTCGGCCATACGTGATGACGGCACCCGATGGACAAAGGCAAAAATTATACAAGATTTTGGATTCCCGGTGATAAGCAAGGAAAAGGCTCGAAAAATATCGCTTCTCCAGACCTCAGACAATCCCAAGCAGACATACATACACGCTATTATGACCGGCGACATGGGAGAGCAGGGCCATTTCCAACACTCCCAAAAAATAAAACTGCCGGACAAATGGATCGGGATGTTTGGAGGATTATATCAAGACCACCGTCCTGACCTTCATTGTAGGGTTGCTCCGTTCAAAGTTTCGTCGGATTGCTGCTACTGGCTAAAAGAAAAACCCTGCGACGATTGGGCAAAAGAACACAACAGTGTTCCGTTTTTAGGCTTGATGGCCAGTGAGGGTGGCCAGCGCGAATTGGGTCTAGTAAAGAATGGGTGTAACTATTTCGGTAAGTCAACAATCCGATCCGCGCCATTTGCCATCTTTCTGCGTGATGATCTATTGCGGCTTGCGCAATACCTTGATGTACCCGTTCCGGAAATCTACGGGGAAATCAAAGAAAAAGAGGACGGAACGCTATACACCACACGCGCACAACGCACAGGTTGCTCCATGTGCGGGTTCGGCATCCACATTGAATCGCGCCCCCATCGGCTTGACCGTCTGCGGGAGAAAAATCCGAAAGAGTGGGAGTTTTGGATGTATAGGTGCGTCACCGACAAAAACGGAGATACATACGGTTGGGGCCGGGTGCTGGACTATATCGGTGTTGAGTGGGAGGACGAGTTTGTTGACTGGAATGAGCGACAGATGAGTTTTTCAGAACTGACGTAAAGTTGAAAGGAGCAATTATCATAACCCAAGAAAAAACCTGCGGAACATGCGCGTACCACTGGTACGAAGATATTGATTGCGGTTTCGTGTGCACAAACCCCAAAAGCGACAATTGTACGGAGTGGACGTCGGACGACGACACCTGCGAGGAATGGGAGGGTTAATTGTGGAAAGAGAAATATTATTCAGAGGCAAACGCCTCGACAACGGCGGGTGGGTTTACGGGCTACCGTCAAAGTCACGGTACATGGGGGAAGGCAATCTTGTGCCATGTATTGACTACGAAGAAAAAGGCGTCATGTTGTCATCTTGTATCAACCCCGAAACACGCGGCCAATATACCGGTCTGCGCGACAAGAACGGCATACGGATTTTCGAGGGGGATGTTGTGCAGGTTGTTATTGAGGAATGCGAGATTGATACGGCGGTCGTGTACTACGATTCTAATTGGGCGGCATTTGCCGTGTATTATGTGAGTGCGAATTTTGACAATGAACAGCTAGGCGGGTTAACTCTAGATGGCTGTGAGGTTATCGATAACGAGTGGGACGACCCGGAGTTGACGGAGGTGCAAAACCGTGACTGAGTTAAAGCCATGCCCGTTTTGCGGGTGTGACCCCAAGCGCATATTAGATAATGGCGGATACGCCGTCCAGTGTTGAGGATTGAAATATGTCAGATTAAAGGAGAATGCAATATGCCGTCATACAGGGATATAGGAAAATCTTTCGAGATATCCCCGCACCGTTACCGCGAGTTGCTGTATTTCTGCCGCCAATATGATGAAAAGAAGCGCAAGAGGGACTCTTGTTACTCCATCAATGCGCCGCAGCCCTCCGACGCTCCCCGAGCCGGTTGTGTTACGAGCGCGGTAGAGCGGCAGGCCGAACGTGCCATGATATACAGTGCAGACATTGAACTGATAGAGCGGTGCGCCATGGAAGCGGTCGCGCCGGATAACGACGCGTATAAATGGCTCATGCTTAATGTGACGCAGGGGACGCAATACGAAAGTATGCCTGTGTCGTGTTGCAGGAAAACATTTTATTACAAATATAGGAGAAAATTCTTCTATATACTTAACCAAAAACGCTAAATAGGGATACCAACGGGACAACTTATGTGATATAATAGGGTTAATGGAAACTGTGTCGGGGCAATATCGCTTCTGGCACAGTTTGTGTTTTGGGCGGCGGTTCCTGCAGGGGCCGCCGCAAATTTCCAAGCGCTTGGCAATTTGGAGGTGAAGTTTTGATCATCAAGAAAATCCCCGCCGCCAAGCTAATCCCCGCCGCATACCATCCGCGCATAGACCTCCAGCCCGGCAACGCCGTATACGAAAAGCTTCGGCTGTCGATCGAGGAATTCGGCTGCGTCGAGCCGATCGTGTGGAACGAGCGCACCGGCAACATCGTCGGCGGTCACCAGCGGCTGAAAATCCTGCTCGCCCAGGGCGAGACCGAGATCGACTGCGTTGTCGTCGATTTTGACGACAACCGCGAAAAGGCGCTAAACCTTGCGCTGAATAAAATCGGCGGCGCGTGGGACGAGGAAAAGCTGCGGTCTGTACTTGAAAGCTTCAGTGCGGATTTCGACGCCGCGCTGTCCGGATTTGACCTGGACGCGATCCATGAAATTCTCGATGCCGGAGCAATGGCCGAAGATGACGGATTCGACGCGCAAGCCGCCTATGACGATATCGTCGAGCCGGTCACGCGGCGCGGCGATGTCTGGACGCTCGGCCGCCACCGGCTGCTATGCGGCGACAGTACCTACGCCCCGGACTACGATCGCCTTATGCAGGGCGAGGCCGCGCAGCTGATCATCACCGATCCGCCGTATAACGTCGATTACGGAGAGAAAGTCGAGCACAATAAGCGGCTTGGCATGCACGTCAACGGCAGCAGGGCCGCGAGCGGCATCGAAAACGACAGCATGACCGACGCCACGTTTAACATCTTCCTGCGCGCGGCGTTTCAGAACATGCACGACAATGCCGACGACGGTGCGGCGATCTATGCTTTCTTTTCCTCGTCGCAGGCGGAAAACTTTCTCGGCGCGTTCAAAGCTTCGGGCTTTTTATATAAGCAGTGCCTGATCTGGGTCAAGAATCATTTTGTTCTCAGCCGGCAGGACTACCAGTGGAAGCACGAGCCGATCCTGTACGGATGGAAGCCCGGCGCGGCGCACTATTTTGCGGACGACCGCACGCAACCCACCGTGATTGATGACGGCCAACGCCAGGACTTTCGAAGCATGAAAAAGGCCGAACTGATTGACTACATGGATAAATATTTTGACGGGCTGGGCGATGCGCCGCAGTCCGTCATCTATTTTGACAAGCCGCTCTGCAGCGGCGATCATCCGACCATGAAGCCGGTGCCGCTGATCGGGCGGCTTATGAAGAACAGCAGCCGCCGGGACTGGATCGTACTTGATCCTTTCGGCGGCAGCGGCTCGGCGCTTATCGCGGCGGAACAGTTGAGCCGCCGGGCGCGGCTGATGGAGATTGACCCGAAGTATTGCGATGTTATCGTCCGGCGGTGGGAAGAACTGACCGGGCAAAAGGCCGCAAGGGAAACAACCAATGCGGTGTAGGCGGTTGCCGCCGCCCACACCGCCGCACCAGAGAAAGCGCCTCTGACACGGATAGCTTGGCTCCAGCTTTTTGCTATCCTCTTGATTTTATCATGGTCAGGGGTGTATTTCAATGGGTAATCGCGAAAATGAAAAAGATTTATTAAAAGCGGCGCTTTTTAAGCTGGCTATGGGCTACGAATACGAGGAGAAGATTGTCGAGGCTGACAAGGACAGCAGGGTTAAGGCGGTCAAAATCGTAAAGAAGTACGCACCGCCGGATTTGAAAGCGTTAGAGCACGTCTTGCTGTTGATGAAGTGTGGCAAATGGTAAAAATCCGAAACAATTAAAAAGCAGGTGGTGATGTGCCGAAGGCCAGAAATCCAAACAGAGACAAGGCCAAAGAAATATGGCTTGCGAATACCAATATACCGCTTCGGGAAATTGCTGACAAATTAGGCGAAACGGAGAGTACAATCCGCAAGTGGAAGTCACTGGACGGATGGGAGCGCTCCGATAAAAACGCTCCGATAAACGCTCCGAAAAAACAAAGCTCCGGCAAGGGTAAAAAACGCGCTCCCAGTGCGGGCGCACCGCAGAAAAACGTCAATGCCAAAACGCACGGCGGCTACGCTAAAATATACTGGGACACGCTCACGGCTGAGGAAAAAGCCCTGATCGACGAACTGCCGAAGGACGAGGAGCGGCTGCTGATTGATCAGATACGGCTTTACTCTGTGCGCGAGCGCAGAATATTGACAGCGATAAATAGATATAAAGACGCCGATTTGGTCGTTGACGGTGAAACCGAGACGGGATCGGCTCTTTCCATTTTATTGAGCATCGATGAGAACGACGAAGAAAACGAATTTAGCCGCGAAAGCCAAAACATAAATCCAAAACTGGGGCTAACGATAACGAAAGAAAGCGGTTACAAAATAATTCAACGCCTTGAGCGGGAATTGACTAGTGTACAGCGCGCCAAAACAAAGGCGATTGAGGCTCTCATGCGTTACAATCTCAACATCGACAAGGACAACGACGCGGACAAAATCAACCAAAGCATTCAACGCCTTGCTGAACTGTTGAACAGCCCCGTTGCTAACAGAAAGATTGAGGATTATGAATAATATACCTGCTCCGTTCACGGAGAATCAACGTGCTTTTCTTGACCGCTGCTTTACGTCTTGGCTGAATGTTGCCGAGGGCGGCAAGCGCGGAGGGAAGAACGTGCTGACCAATATTGCGTTTTGCGCCATGCTTGAACGGCACCCCGATAAGCTGCACCTGATCGCCGGGGTGTCGATTACGACGGCCAGACTCAACATACTGGACTGCGACGGCTACGGCATGACAAACTATTTCGCCGGGCGTTGCCGTGAAGGGAAATACAAAGGCCGCGATTGCCTGTTTGTCAGGGTCGGCGCGGATGAAAAGATCGTGCTTGTGTCAGGCGGCGGCAAGCTGGGAGACGAAAAGCTCATCAAGGGCAACACTTACGGCATGGCGTATGTTACCGAAGCGAACGAGTGCGCCGAGGTATTTCTGAAAGAGGTTTTTGACCGCACTCTGTCCAGTTCCGACCGAAAGGTATTCCACGATCTTAACCCAAAGTCGCCCGGGCACTGGTATTACGATCTCATCAAGCATCACCATGACTCACAGTCCGAAAATCCCGGATATGGATACAATTACGGTCACTTTACAATTGCCGACAACATGAGCGTGTCTGACGCGAAGCTTCGGAAGGCGCTGTCTACATACGATAAAAGCAGCGTTTGGTACGACCGCGACATACTGGGCAAGCGGTGCGCGCCCGAAGGTCTTGTGTATCCGATGTTCAACAAGGATCGCCACATAGCCACGGATTGGCCAGAGGACGGCGATTGCTATATCAGCATAGACTACGGCACAATCAACCCGTTTTCGGCGCACCTGTGGCTTATGCCGGACGACGACGATATAGCGTATTGCATTGGCGAGTATTACTATGACAGCCGCAAAGAGCGCGGCGGCCAGCGTACAGACGAGGAGCATTACGAGGCTGTTGAAAAGCTGGCGGGAGAGAGGTATGTGGGCGATCTAATCATAGACCCTTCCGCGGCAAGCTTCAAGACAACAGTCCGTCGGCATGGCCGGTTTAGAGTGAGTAACGCAAAAAACAATGTGGTAAACGGCATCGCAAATTGCGCGACGCTTCTGAAAACGAATTATATTAAATTCAGCCCGGAATGCGTGAATATGATTCGCGAGTTCGGGCTTTATTCTTGGGCTGACAAAAAAGACAAGGATACTGTCATTGAGGAAAACGACCATTGTATGGATGATATGAGATATTATGTAAATACCGTCTTAGTCTGCGAACTGCGTGATTTAGACTGGGTTGTGAGAGAGGTGTAGCATGTTTCGGAATTTTTGGGATAAAATCAAGGGGCTATTCGGACGAACCCCGGAAACCACCGATGAAGAGATTCGCCGCAATCAACTATTTGCCGACAATTATAACGACGCGCACGGCATAAACATAGACGCGATGATATGCCACAAGGTAGCCGGTATAGTCGCTTACGAAAGCGCCGCCAACGTCACAGGCGCAAACAAAGGCGAGGCAAACACCCGGCGCGTTGATCAGCTCGACGGCATCCTGCAACGTTTCTGGGACACGCGATTCAAGAAAGTAATCGCGGACACACTAGGCAATGGCGGCGTGTTCGTTATCCCGCGTTACGCCGACGGAATGGTGGTCGAGGACTGCGTTGCGCAGGACAGGGTTATAATCAACCGCGCTGTTAACGGGTACCTGATTGACATCAGCGTGATAGCGGAAAGGGTTGTAATTAATGCGCGGGAATATCATCGCCTGACCAACCATTCGCTGGAAAACGGAGTATACACCATAAGACAAAAGGCGACTGACCAAAACGGCAACGAGGCGCCGCTGTCGGCTGTGCCGAAGTGGGCGGAACTCACCCCGGAACACTCGATCAGCGGCTGTGACCGACTGCCGGTTGCGTTTTTTAAGTGCCCGACCTCAAGCAGGAATGTTGTCACCGAATACGGCGTGCCTGTCACATACGGGCAAGGGCAAATTATTGAGGAAATCAAAAAGATGATCTCCATGCTCGTTAACGAGTACGAGAGAAAGGAGACCTTTGTTGGCATGGACGAGCGGTTGTTCAGCAACAGCCCCGTCGATGCAGCAAACGGAGAATATTCAGGAAACTCAAAAAGCAAGAGAAGCCGAAGAAACAAGGTTGAGCACATTAACGCCGCGCAGAAAAACGGGACATTTAAGCTTCTGCACGGAGACGGGGACACTCCCTTTTGGCAGATATTCGACCCGGCCATCCGGGACGCGTCTATCATTAACGGCGTCAACTTCCTGCTGGAACTGCTTGAAAGCGGCGTCGGCGTCAGCAAGGGCATTATGACCAAGCTTGAAAGCTTCGGCGCGACGGCCACGGAAATCAAGAACATCCAGCGCACCACGGCTATATTTGTGGCCGACATCAGGACGATGAGCAATTACGCGCTGGATAATCTTGTTTACGCCTACAATATGATCGCGGAGCATTGGAGCCTTACGCCGCCGGGCGATTACCGCGTAGTCACCGACTGGGATTTGTCTTACCTTGAGAGCACAACGGAGACCTTCAACCAACTCATGGAGGCAAAGACCGCGGGCGCGGTTAAACTGGAACGCATCAACATGTACGTCACCGGCCAGACGGAGGAGGAGGCCGCCGAGGAAATCGCATACGTGAGGGCAAACGACCCTTCTCTCCAAGATGTGCTCGCTATGACAGGAAGTGAATAAATATGCTGTCCCACAACCAGCGCAACGCCCTCCCCGTCCTCATCGTCAAGCGGCTGCGCGAGCTCAACACCCGTTACCTTGAGACTATCGGCAACCGAATAAACGAGATCGGCGCAATGTCGGCCACCGACGCGCACCGGCTCCAGCAGCTTAAAGCCTACGGCTCCGACGTCGATATGATCACCCGCGAGCTTATGCGCGTCACGGCAAAGAATGCCGCTGAAATCTACGAGATTTATGATATCGTGGCGAAAGACAACATCGAATTTTCCAAGCGATTTTATGACGCGACCGGCAACTCCGCGAAATATATCCCCTACGAGGAAAACCCCGCGATGCAAGCTTGGGTGCGCGCCCTCGCCCGGCAGACCGCTGAGACTTATATCAACATGTCGCAGACCACGGGATTCATGATGTACAACGACCGGGGCGAAAAGGTGTTCACCAGTTTGTCGCGCACGTATCAGAACGTCATTGACAGGGCGGTGACGGCGGTTACCACAGGAGTATCGGATTATCAGTCGGAGATGCGCGGGACGTTCAAGGAGCTCGCAGACAGCGGTATGCGCACAAAATACACGCCCTTACGCGGGTCGGCGGGAAAGACGGTCGATTACGCGTCAGGGTACTCGCGGCGGCTTGACACCGCCGTCAGGCAAAATATCCTGTGGGGCGTCAAGGAGTGCAATCTTGGGATACAGGAGCAGATCGGCGAGGAGCTGGGCGCGGACGGTTACGAGATCGATTATCACCGCAACCCCCGGCCTACTCACGCGCCGATGGGCGGGGAACAGTTTGCGATCGGCCCGGCGCGGGAAGTCAAGGGCAAGTATTACGAAAGCTTTGAAATCATGGCCGAGCCGTTTCTTGAGGAATACGGCTGCTTGCACTTCAAGTGGCCTATCATCTGCGGGGTCAGCGAGCCGAACTGGGACCCGGACGAGCTGGCGCGGCTCAAGGCAAGGGACAAAGAGACGTTTGAGTACGAGGGCAAGCGATACACCGGGTACGAGGCGACGCAGGTACAGCGGAAGCTTGAGACAGCGATCCGCCATGCTAAAGACAGGCAGATTATTGCGGCGGCTACCGGGGATGATACGCTCAGGCGGCAGGAGCAGGCGAAGATCAACGCACTCAAGAATCAATACGAGAAGTTCAGCGACGCGGCGGGGCTGAGGGCTAAGAATGAGCGGATGAGTGTTTCCGGGTATCACAAGGTAAAGGCAAGTAACGAAATGCCCGTAAACACCGATGGGGCAAACAGCGGCTTGACAAACGACAGCTACTATGATAAAGTAAGAAACAGGATGCAACCGTTAACGCTAAATCTTGGCAGTCAGGGCAAGCATATGTTGGGGCACAACAATTACATTGACGGTAGAAGTTATATGATGGCCACGGAAGCCGAGATACAGGAACTTGTTAATGAATATTCCGGGACTGGAAAATTCATGGAGCAAAAGAACGGCATCTATTCAAACCGTGAGTTGGTTTCCGCGTCTGGTTATTCGGGAGTAAACATAGACCCCAGAACTGGAGAGTTGGAATTTACAAGCCGTTTTTATATCCACTATTCGCAAAAAGGAACTCATGTTGTTCCAACCCTAAGAAAGGATTAGTTTTTATGAGTTTAATTGATTTTTTTTGTAAAAATGTTAAAATTATTGACGTTGATGGAAAACAATGGTTTGGTTTTGTAGAAACTTTTACGCCAGCAATAGACAGCGAGGACAACATAGATGAAATTGCTATTACTGCAAACAATCATCTTATCGGCTTTCGCAAAGACGAAATCAAAACCATCGAAGTTGTCAAATAAATTGTGACAACTCAATAATTCAAGCGTCTTGCGTATGCGGGGCGCTTTTGCAAAGGAGTTAAAAATATGCGTACAGACCATTTTACAATAATAATCGAAATACTTGAGAAAATCGCAGCGCAGCTCAACGAATATTGCATCGACTGGAGCAAGTTCAACGCATCCGCATTGAATATGACAGAACCGCATTGGCATAGGATGATGGCAATGATGCAGGATGAGGGTCTCGTTAAAGGCTACGAATATATGGGTGATCGCGAAGGCTATTGCACTAAAAACATTCGCATCACCCTTAAGGGCTTGCAATACCTGCGGGACAATAAGCCTAGATAG